TCAGGCCAAGCAGTTTTTCCCAAATGTCAAAGGATTAACTCTTAAAACAGCAGATGCGATACTCATTCTGAGGCATCACTTAGTGAGATGAAGACGCAGAAACCAATGAAGTTGTGGCTCATAGATTGGGGCGTTGAATCAACTAAGGGCAGTAGGTATGCGATTATATCTTGCAATGAAGGTTGCTACGCTCCAGGACCTACACCGCTATTCAGTATATGGGCATCTATAGATCGCTACGCAGATCCATCTAAGGTGAAATTTAGACCGTTAGCAACGCATACAGAAAACGCCGATTGTAATAGGTTATATGTCGAAATCGATGAAGATCCAGCGTTCCAAGAACTATGTGATGGTGACCCCGAAGATGAGAAAAAGTGGTACACCTTTGAGAGCTATAAGGAGGAGTTAAAATCGAGATGAGATTCTTAGAAATGTTACTATATAGTGGTCTTTTTATTCTATCTATTGGGTGCTTTATTTGGTTACTCATTGCAGTAATTACCGCCGCTTTAGGTTTCGGTGAAATGTAATAAAATGGCTAAGAAAGATACAAAAATGAAAGAGCTTCGGGTACGGTTACCTGAGAAGCATCATGCAATCTTAGAAGAGTATTGTGAAGTATATGGACAAACCCCATCTTCCACAATTTGTGGATATATTGTGGAGGATTTGTGGCAAGCCCTCGCGCGCACACGCGAAGTAGTCGTAAAATTTAACAATTTTACTCCTAACATTAGTCCGAATACGCAAATTGTGGAAGAATCGCTTTCAAAGAAAGCTCGATCTAATTCTAAGAAAAAAAGAGCAAAGCAAATACCCGAAGACTTTGACCCACCGCGGGAGATATCCGAGGCGCATGGACTCGATCACGAGAAAGCGGTGACCGCGTTCAAGGATTGGGCGATTGGTGGAGGAAAAGTTTACGCTGATTGGATAGCAACCTATCGAAACGCATGTCGTAGTTGGCTACCATCGAAGTTCGAGGGTGCGAGGAAACAACTTCATCAAGGAGTGAAAGTAATCTAGGATGGATTTCAATATTGCCGAACAAGCAGTCCTCGCTGGATGTCTCAGAGATGAGAGTGGGCAATGCGCCGCCCTCGCTCTTGAGCGTCTCACGGATGAGGACTTCGTAAATCCAACACACCAAAAGATATTCGATCTAATAGGAAAGCATACTCCATGCAATGAAGTGGATGTCGCTATCCACATGCCCGAACTTGCACTCGATGCTGTAGACATTGCAGAGAAGCATGGCGGCGGATCAATAGATCGATACATCGATCACCTGATCGAGAGCCGGAACCTCCGCTCTGTGGAGAAAGCAATTCTCTATGCCCAAGATGAGATCAAGGAAGGAAAGAGCGCGGAAGATGTGGCTGGTAGTTTCACTACCCGCGTTGCGAAATCTATCTCCAAAGGAAGAGGACAAGTCAAGTGCGGTTCCGCGGGAAACGAAGCATACTCTGAGTTTCTCAGGGTGGATGCGGGTGACTCGTCTGCGGTGAGTACAGGATTCAATAAGCTGGACCTCATTCTCGGAGGTGGCTTCCGCCCAGGTGCGTTGTATGTCTTAGCGGCTCGTCCTGGAGTGGGGAAGTCTGCCTTTGCGGTGCAACTCGCATATGGGATTGCCCGTCATGGCTTGAGGGTAGCGTATGCATCGTTGGAGATGGGTGCGGCGGAATGTGCTGGGCGGTTGCTCTCCCACGATAGTGGGGTTGCCCGCCCGCGCAAAGAGGGTGACCTCTCTCTTGAGGACCGCAAGAAGTTGGAAGGTACAAAGAACCGCATGAAGTCATGGCCTATCACTTTCAAGGATGATAGCTCGGCTACGGTGGATTCATTCCGCGCCTTTCTCGCCCAAGAGGTGATACAGGGTAGGGTAGGCCTTGCGGTAATCGACTACTTGCAACTCCTCTCCGCACCTGGGCATGACTCCCGTGTGCAAGAGGTGAGCTACATTTCTCGTGTCTTAAAGCAAACCGCGATGGAGTTGGGCGTGCCTATTCTCGCGCTTAGCCAACTCAATCGAGCCTTGGAAACGCAGAACAGGAAACCCGTGATCTCTGATCTGCGCGAGAGCGGGTCCATTGAGCAAGACGCGGATTGCGTCTTTCTCCTTTCTCGTTCCGATGATGGGACAGACTACGATAAGCGGGAGATACATTTCAATGTCGCGAAGAACAGGAACGGGGAAAGCATGGCAACAAACTTTGATTTCCATCCATCCATTGGACGATTCACCCTCGCGGTTTCTCCTACCTTGAATGATGGAAAAGTAACTCAGTCGCCTTGGTGAGACTACATAAGGACACAAAAAGCCCCCTCTCGTCTCCAAGAAGGGGCATAGAAGGCGTTTTGATTATTGGTGTCGATAATTGCGTGATCTCAAATCAAAACGCTTTTTAGGTGGGTCTACGGGGCTAATTCAGTTTTCTCCTTTCTCTTGTTCCACCACTCGATCACCTTGGGCGCGCATTTCATGGCAACGAAGATTGCCAGCCCAAGCGCGAGACGCGGAACCATGTCGTTGTCAGTTTGTTTCGCCATTGGTTTCTCCTTCTAGTTTCGCAATCAAATCCTTTACCTCTTCGCGAACAAACAAAGCGTAACCAAGAGGTCCGTCCATATCATCAACTTGTTTCCAATCGGAAATGAGATCATCAATGGAAGACCAATCTTTCAAAAGGGTAATAACGCGAATTACATTTAGTTTATCGTCATCAGTCATAAGTTTCTCTTTCTCCTCAATAAGTCTCATCCCTCACCCCCCTCTACCTTGGCGAGAACCTCGCGGAGTTTGTCGCGTTCCAAGTCTGCGCCACTATCCCCGCTGTTGATTAAGTGGGTAAGCACTTTCTCGAATAGCTTGCATTGAGCTAGAAGCTCAGGAGCCGCCGCGATCAAACGCGCGTTGGCCCGTGCTTCTTTCTCTTGTCTTTCAAGCTCCGCCAGGTGTTTCTCTGTCTCTTTCTCGTCTTTGTCTATTGATAGTACAGAATCCTTACTCCATCCCTCCACATGAGCGCGTGAACGCATTGCTGGAATATCATCATAAAGCTCCGCTTGTGTGTTTAGGATTTCATTCTCATATGTGCGGATATCCGCGACAATATCGCTCCCATCATCTCCGCCCCCTACCATGAGCGAATCCTCGACTCCATCAATGCATGATAATTGCCACGGTCCGGGCGTAAATGTGGCGCGTTTCTCTTCTGCTGTTTCCATGTTATGCGTTCACCTTGGTTTTCGATGGTATAAATGGTATATCCCATTGCCCAACGGTATTCCCGTTAATATCGCGAACTTTCCCGTCAATTCCTCCGCAACTCTTATTGGATATATCAATGCGGTTTAGAACTTGCTCTTTGATAATTCTCGCCAATTCGCTTGGGTCCTCGAATGCTTGCCCGTTCATTTTAATCTCTAATGTGAATTTCATATATCTCTATCTTTCTATTTTGTATTTAGGTTAAATGTCATTTGCCTTGCGCGTTTACGCGATACGCGGGCCGATTCTCGGCCTCCGTTTCTCGTATCACCGCGCGTTTCTCTTGTCCTTGGGTTCCGTGCTTTGCCCCTCTCCGCGAGCTTGAAAAGCTCCGCGAGCGCGAGCGGGAAAATCTCGCTGGCGTGTTTCATGCGTTCTCCTCGATATGTTTGTTGATCTCTTCCCATAGCTTGCGCCTTTCTCCCTCTTCCGCGTCTTCCGTGAAGTACTCGAATACTTTGTCGAGAACCTCATCCCTAGATGGTTTGTAATCATCCACGCTAAGATCATCGCGTCTTTCGGGGTAAGTATCATAAAGAGAATCGATATCCTCCCATGTATTCGTGGACAGAAATCCGCGCAATACCCACGCCATGAGTTTCTCGTTATGGTAATTCTCTTCCGCGATTGGGTAATCGTTTTGCTCCGCATATGCGAGCATTGTGGTGTAAGCATTGCTACCTTTAGACACTACCATCGCTTCAATGTCTTTGTAGTGTCCATCGCCATAATCGATTGTGAGTTTTACTAAGTTCATGCGAGTTTCTCCTTTATTGCTTTGATGATATCCTCGAAGGTATTGGACGAGATTAGCAGATCCGCTTCATCGTGTAAGCACTCATGCTCTTTCTCGCCCTCACCAAGTTCGCGCTTGTAAAGATGGTATCTATGGAATTTGTCGGATAGATGCCCCCAATCGCTCATTTCTTCTTCATAATCCACGCCAAGCGTAAAACCATTTTTGTAATCCCCCCAAAATGGGTAAGCGTCATTTCTCCATGAGATATCCTCAAATCCTAGTTTCTCTAATTCATCCAAGCGGAAATCACTTGGTGCAATCCAATCGGGATGTTCTTTTTTGTAGCTCATTTCTTCACTTTCTCCCAACGCTTAATGAAATCCTGAAGCCATTTCTTTTGATCATCGTTAAGGGTAAGTTGTCCGCCCTCTAATGACTCAAAAAGGATAGCTTCTGCGCTACAATCTTGGTTCTCTACATATTCACGCGGTAGGTTCTCGACTAACCAATCGGTGTATTCGTTCTGTAATTTCTCGATATCCATTTCTCTTATCTCCTTTGTATTAATTCTTTAATTTTGATCCACGCCCCCACTAACAAGTAGGGACCCCAAAAAATCGCGAGTAGTTGCAAGAATGCGATCATGCTTTGTATCCTTTTGTAGTTTATAAGGTTACAACGAAACCGCTTGAATCTTTCTTGGCATCGCCCTTTTCGACTAAACCCACAACGCATCCTTGCGGATCAAGAAAGCGCAAATCGGATTGATCTCCATCAATTACTTTTCTTCGTTCCCATTGCTTTGGTAGCTCATTTCTAAAAACTACCGCGACATTGCCACCCATTGCCAAAACAAGACGCGCTTGTGCATCATTGGATTCTGAACGCGAAAAGGTAAGATAGTAGTTTTTTGGCATTTCACCATTCAAGTATTTTTCCATCCGCTTGAATCCTTTTGTGTAATCGTAAAAGGTAACTTGAGGAAACTTCTCGAAGATGTTTTGTCCATCGTTGCAACGAATGTTTTCCCATGGCAAATCACTTGTGAGATTCAAACGAAAGCATGGACGCAAACCTTTCTTTTCCGCTCTCTTACAAGCGCTTTCAATCTCCTTTACTAGATTGCAAAGGAATACTTGCTTGTTTTCAAAAAACAATCGCGTCTTATTGATCCGAGAATCTTGAATGCTTTGCATCTTACCGCGTCCACTTGTGTTTAGACATGCCATTGCACATCCTTGCGAAGCCCAAGCGCAAACATTGTAACCGCTTAGATCGCTTGGCGCGAAATGGATTCCTTGCGTCATGTACCCATACCGCTCGCCCTTTGTTATTTTAGCATTACCGCTTGTGAGAATTTTCATAACTAATCTTTCTTTGTATTGGCATCATTGCCACCATTACAAAACTACAAAACAACACATAAAGCAAGCAAGAAGTTACACAAAATACACTTTCCTCTCAATACCGCATAAACACTAGCCTCTACGCGATACGCGGATCGTTTCACGATCACCGAATTACGCAAATTAGAGCAAAAACATATCCGCGAGCAAGGGAATCCGCGAGCTATCGAATCCGCGAATCGTGAACGCGAAACAAGCAAGGAATCGCGAGCAAGGGAATCAAGCGATCAGCGAAAAGGGAACCACCGCAAATCAATCAAACCGCAACCGCGAGGTGATTCATTTCTACTCTACCCTACCTTTTTTCAATCCACGCAAAACATATCATCGTATCATGATGCGTTGATGCGTTCTCCATCATTCGCTTCCCTCGCGAATCCGCCCCCAATCCACGCGATTTCACCCCATCGAGACGCGGAAAGCCCTATTCTAAGCGGATTTACAAACGACTAAGAATCGCTTGTTCGCAGTTGCGCGTTTAAATCTTCGCGCGAGGAACGGGGGGGAGGGGGTCCGCCCCGACCGCTGTCGTTTTTCTGTATTATCATCACATCCCCCACAACTTTTTTCGCCATAAGGCCCCAGCGTACCGCGTCTGCCGTCCCCCTCGTGATCCGCGTATCGCGTACCGCGATTAGTGCCTTGGCACGGCTCGCTGATCGATCCTCGATCCCGTAGCCTAGTGTAGCCTACCTGAGGTATTTGTTGGAGTGGTACGACCCTGAGGGCTTCCACACCTTATATCCCGCGTTTAGGACTACTTCTTTGCAGAGATCGAGGAACTCTTCTTCTGTGAGGTCATTCTTTGCACGGTTTGCGTCTGTGCATACGATTTGCAGGTTATCGAGGCATGCGGTTCCTCCACGGGCAATAGGGAGGATATGGTCGTACTCGTATTCCTGTGGTTTATTCCAGGAAAGTGGTCGTCCTGTGAGGGCGCATTGAAAGTGGTCACCGTACTTGGCGTGTACATCCTTGTAATTGAATGCGGCATTCTTTTGGAACTTGGATGCTTTTGCTGAAATTGCTTTGGACATTTGGCGATGTGTATAGGAAGTGATTGGGTTTAGTTTACGCTGGGTCTTTGGTTTTCGTGATGTGAATGTATTTACTCGTTTTACATGGAGATATGTTGGGCGTGATACATTCTTGCGTCTTTGCTTAGTTTTATCCTTTTGTCCTTTGCCTAAGTGGTACGAGATTGTGCCTATTGAGCAGTTTAGGGTATTTTGTATGTCTTTGTACGAGAGTCCCTGTAGGCGTAGAGCTTCAATCTTCGGACCTAGAATCGACTTCCTCATGTGTTTCTGTGGTTTCTGCGTCTTCTATATCGATTACTTTCTCTGTGGATGCGTCTTTGGGTAGGTTCTTCACTCCTTTTTTTAGGATGTCCCGTACTTGGTCGGGTGACATATCGGAGGAGCCTAGTTTAACATTGGCAGATGCAGTGATGTTTGTGGGTCTGCCGGAGATAGTCATAAGTTTATCGAAGAGCATACCCACGGCATAGGCTTTGTTCTGTGGTGGTATTTGTTCTATGGAATCGTGGAGGTCGTTTAAGGAGTCTGCGACCATGTGCTGGAGTTTCTTTTGTACTTCGGAGAGGAATTGTTGCTCTGTCATCTTCATTCCGTACTTGAGAGCGTTGTGTATTCGCAGTCTGTGTTCTTCCTGGCGTGTTGATAGTTCCATATTCTCTGCTTCTTCCTTTGGGGATGATTGTCTAGCGGCTATTCGTGCCGCTGAAGTGATTACTTTATCCTTTAATTTGGCATCAAAGGGTTTGAGTTTTTTGGGTATTCCTCGTGGCATGTAGCGTTTTTTATATTATTTTATTTGACTAGGCTACAAAAAACTACAAAAGAGAACGAATGGCGGAAAAGATGACAGGAAAAGAGTGCATGCGGATTTTAAAGAAGCATGGGATCAGTAGGGATGAATTTGCAGGGATGATGGGAATTAAGAGAAGTACCATGCGTACCTGTGTTCATGGTAATCGGATATCGCGCAAGATGGTTGAGCGATTGAAGGAGATGGAGGGAGAGAGTATTATTGCGGAGGAGATCGCAGAAGTGGACGCTATGATCGAGGAGGCGAAGAAGCCCAAGGTTGTGGTGGTCGAGGAGGGCGAGAGACGCATGGCACGGGTATATGGCATCCCCTCAAATAAGTTTTTACGACTGATTGAGTTTCGTGACGGGACACATGGCAAGGTTAGGTGCAAGCCCGGTAAGTATTACATAGGTGATGAGATGCGTGTGAAAGACGCGGGTAATGGTATGTGGGAGATCGTTTGATGTGGATAGTACCCAAAACATTATCTCATTTTGTACCGGATACGGAGGGATTGAACTTGGACTTAGAAGAGCGGGCGTGGATGTTAGAGTCGTCTGCAATGTGGAGATCGAAGCCTTCGTCCAAGCAAACCTGGTTGCGAAGATTGAAGAAGGACTCATGGATGACGCACCTATCTACACGGATCTTAAAACCTTCCCAGCAGAAATCTTTCGAGGAAAAATTTGTGGCATCGTGGGAGGATATCCATGTCAGCCGTTCAGTAGCGCGGGAAAGCGAAAAGGAGAGAAAGACCCAAGACACTTGTGGCCGTACATCCGAAGCCATGTCCGGGCAGTTAGACCTCTTTGGTGCTTCTTTGAGAATGTCCGAGGTCACACCACGATGGGGCTATGGCGAGTCCTGTCCGATTTGGAAGAAGATGGTTACCGAACGGAGTTCGGATTGTACTCAGCGGAGGAAACAGGCGCGCCTCACCAACGCATCCGATGCTTCATCTTGGCCCACCGCAACTGCGAGGGATCACAAGGGATGCTACAAGACTTTGGTTCGCAAGGACGGGAAACCGAGGGGCGATCTACTGCCCGATGCGGTGAACATAGAGGAGCAGAATTGGGCGACACCCAACACGATGGATCATCTACCATCAGGAATATCGGGGAGTTTCAAGGAGAGTCTGACGGGACGCAGAAAGCGTTCGAGCAATCTGAGGGAGCAAGTAAACCCGAAGCTGAATTGGCCGACTGCGAGTGCGAGCGACACGGAAGGCGGGACACAAGCGGATCGCGTGGAGTGGACTCAGAAGGGTGCGACTCTTCGCAAGAAGAACAAACCGCACATGACTTACGGTGCGAAACTGAGGGATGCTGTGGAGAACCACGAGAATTGGCCCACACCGCGAGCCGGGAACCCCGGCAGTCGCAAGCCCGGAACGGGGGGCAAGATACTAGCGGAGGAAGCGAAGAAGAATTGGCCGACTGCGACAACCAACGATGCCACAGGGAGCAAATATCAGTACAGCCAGGGCGATCACAACAAGAAGGTGATGAAGTTATGCGGAGCAGTAGAGCAACACGCTGGCCCGCCCGCCCCGGAGAAGAGCAGTACGAGTGGGAAGAGCCACGGGTCACCGAAGCTCAATCCGAATTGGGTGGAGCAGTTGATGGGACTTCAGGTGGGATGGACCCAACTGCCAACCGCGTGGACCGCTTGAGGTTATTGGGAAATGGTGTTGTCCCACAAACCGCAGAATTAGCGTGGAAATCACTTTGGAGGAAGATCAATGAGTAATTTCTTAGGCTGGGCGAGTTACGATTTACCCGAATCAAACAGCGAGATGATTGATTGGCGGGTGCGCCGTATCGAGAATATCCGAAATGGATTAATCTCCGATGCGGGTAGGGAACAGATCGAGCAATTGATCGAAGAACTAAAGGAGCAGTTTAATTACGACTACCATGCCGATGAATGATGAACATTTCGAGGTATCTGATTGGACATACTTCTTTAGTAATTGGCCGAGTTATGAGGAAGTTAATGAAGGGTGGCATAAGTTTTGGGGAAATACGGAACTCATCCGCACCTATCGCGACTCTCAAGGAAGATCCCTCAAGGATAAGAACGGTAAACCGCTGGTCACACGATCCACGAAGTCGAGACAGATGCCACTCGGAGCAACGGTTTCTGATTATATGAATTATGCAAGACGCAAAGGACCAAATAATACACGAGACTAAGGTCTTGCTAAATCGCTGGGACGCGGAATGCGACTTGGATGAGATAGGTGTCGCTAAGGCGGTAATGCTTGGGATTAACGATTGGCTGGAGCGACAGGTAGTGGAGTTCGAGTTTGAGATAGAGTTCGAGGATGAGGAGGAAGAAGATGAACATATATAGTTCGACAGGTAAAAAGTTGGAGAGTTGGCCACAATGGGTGGCTCGCTTATTGAAAGTAAATGAGGAGTTACGCGAAGAGATTGCTCAATTAAAGAAGCAACTTGCGGAAAAGAAGGATGGATGAGCCAAAGAGTAAAATTGGGTTGTCATCCGATCTTTTGGAGAAAGTACGGAAGAGCGATATCCGAATCAGCACAAGAATTACCACGGTGCGACTTGAGAAGTTTGGGACCCCCATGCTTGAAATTAAGCCAAGAGACATTGGAACGGATCAGGAGGGATGGGCAATTGGCGAAGAAGAAATCCCGTGCCAAACGCTCGAAGACGCGATTGTGATTGGATTGGAGATATTAGCGAGGGGATGAGAACTAAGTATGAGACTCAGCACGATCTCGATAACGAGATGCAGATTGCTGGCTACTTAGAGAAGGAGTGGGGATGCGAATTTATTAAGCTCGATCCGATAAAGTGGAAGGTCGATTACCTGATTAAATCGATCAAAGACAAAGGGAAGTATGCTTGGTGCGAGATCAAGCGGGCGAATATTAACTTTGGTCAGTATGTGTTTATGATCAGCTACAAGAAGATCGAGGCGGCTAAAGCACTATACGAGACTTCGGGGCAGAACTTTATGCTTATTTTTCGATGCAAGGATGCATTGTGCTACCATGTATGGGATTTCGATAAGAAGTACAAATTTGAGTATTCGGGGAGAACCATGACCACACGGGACTCGCAAGATATTGAGCCTGTCTTCCGTGTGGACCCAAACGATTGCAAGATAGTGGAGGGATTTAATGAAAGTTAGAGTAACAGAAAGATTCACATTTGAGGCAGCCCATCGAATAGATGGTATTGGCAACGAGAATGCCCGTATTCACGGGCATTCCCATGAGGTATTCGTAACCATCAGCGGAGAACCTGACCCTCGCTATGGTTGGTTAATGGAACAGGGTGAGTTTCAGAAGAAGTGTAAACATATCATTGGTTACCTTGATCATTCATACTTAAACGAATTTATGGAGCAGACGACTGCTGAAGCTATAGCTCGGCACATCTTCTTGAGGTTATCCGAGAATCGTTTTCCTGGTCATATCACCTTGGAGTCAGTCAAGGTCTGCAAAGTAGGAATGTGTGCGGAGGTGAGCAATGATTGATGCCCGACTAGTTTACTTGGCTGGGCCAATCTACGAGCAAGACGACACTTGTATCCGTTGGCGAAAAGCCGCCCAAAAGATTCTGCGAACCAAGAATATTATGTCGATTGCTCCAACCGATGTTGATTATCGGGGTTACGAAAGAAGAGAACAGACTGCCCATCAAATAGTCAAACGGGACAAAGGCTGGATTATGAATTGTGATACTGTCTTAGCAAAGTGCGACTTTCCTAGTTACGGAACCGCAATGGAGATAATGTTCGCCTGGTCATTACAGAAACAAATCATTGTGGTGACCAACAGTCACTCCCCTTGGATTCGTTACCATGCTTGCCGTGTATTTCCTACATTGGATGAAGCATTGGATAATCTTCAATTCCCTGACTTCGACCCAAGTCTTAGCAAATGATTGTAATGCCCTCCAACAATGCCAAAGGCATCGTCCATTATTGGGCGGGTAAAGGTTATCCTGTTGGCTGGTTATTTACTCCTGAGAAAGGTTCTGTCCGGGAACCGGTTTCTTGGATTCCATATGCAGTAGATAATGGAAGGTTCGCGGTATGGTCATCTAATAAAGAATGGAAAGAGAGGGATTTTCTTCAACTGCTCGACTACTACAACGAAACTATCCTTAAACCTCGTTTTGTAAATGTGCCGGACGAGGTAGGGGATGCGGATGAAACCAAGAGGATGTGGGATAAGTGGTATCCTATACTTACACAGTCCTACGATTTAACTTGGTCGTTCTGTGTGCAAGATGGAATGACACCCGCCGATGTTCCAAGCGAGGCTGATGTTGTCTTCGTTGGCGGTACAATGGAGTGGAAACTCCGAAACCTAACCATGTGGACAGATGCATTTGATCGGGTTCATGTGGGTGCAATCAACACCTTAAAGGGATTACTGAGGTGCAAAGAACTAGGAGTCGAGTCATGCGATGGAACGGGTTGGTTTCGTGGTCCTAAGATGACTGATACTTTACATCGATACTTCCGAATACAAGCGGGAGAGGAAAAACTGCCTGACCAAATGCAATTATGCCTAAGATAACCTATGCTGATGAGATAGACGCGAACTTCGGTATCCCGTGGACGAGCGATCTGAAGTTTGACAAGGGCGAGTTAGCATGTGCGTTAACCGAGGAGCAGATTGATGCGTTGCCCCCTGAGCGTGCGGAAATGCTTAGTCGCTTACTGATTGACCAACCTCAGTCAGAAGTGGAAGACCCTATCCAATGGGGATGGACATTACCCGGTTGGCGTAGGGTAATGGAGAATTGGAAGGATACGAAGATCCATGTAATCCTCGGAGGGAATCGTAGCTCCAAAACGATGTTCGCTTCCCGTATGCTGGTACACTTGGCACAAGCGATCCCCGAAGCAGAGATTCGTTCCATGCATGTCACGGAGGAGCGAAGCATAACGGATGCGCAGAAGTATATTTGGCAAAACTTACCAGCACGCTACAAGCGGGCAAAGAAGAAAAGCGAGAACCATAGCTTGCAGTACAATCAGAAGAACGGATTCAATTCTGCGAAGGCGATCTTACCGCCCACCACCGAGGGTGCGGAGCGTGGAAGTACGATATACTTTAACAATTATCGGCAGTATATGGCAGACCCTCAGATATTCGAGGGATGGTCTGCCCATGCGATACACCTGGATGAGGAGGTTCCCGAAAATATCTTTAATACATTGCTCGGCCGTACCGTGGATTATCATGGAAGATTGATCCTTACCTTTACCACTTTGCAAGGTTGGACACCGCTGATTAATAGTTTACTCAAGGGAGCGGAGACGGTGAAGTCCCGCTATAGCGAAATCCTAGACAGGGAGTTACCTACTGAGCAGATATGCCACAATTGGCCTGACTGCCGTATCTATTACTTTTGGACCGAGGACTCGCCATTTATTGATGGCCAGGAATTGATCCGCACCTATTCGAGACAACCACTTGAAACCAAGCTCGCTCGTTTGTTCGGCATACCATCCAAGGCGATGGAGGGGAGGTTCCCAAAATTCAACAGGGAAACCAATGTAATCCCGCACGAAAAAATCCCCTTCATCGCCGACCCTTCCTTGCCATGCACGCGGTACTTCGTATGCGATCCGGGCGGAAGCAAGCCGTGGGTGGCGATATGGGCGGCAGTCATGCCGGATGGGCGGATATACATATACCGCGAGTTCCCTGATAGTACGATGGGGCAATGGGCATTACCGCATGTCAATGCATTGGGTAAGAGTGTGGGTAAGCCTGGTCCCGCCCAGCGTCCACTAGGTTGGGGATACGAGGATTATCGCAACCACTTCGAGGACTTGGAGGATGGCGAGGATATATTTGAGCGTATTGTGGACCCCCGTATGGGAGCGGCCACGGTGCGAACAAAGGAGGGAGAGAGTAATATTATTAACCAAATGGCGAACCTCGACTTTGTGTTTCGTCCCGCTCCAGGTGTGGATATCGAGGCGGGAATTGCTAAGATAAATGACGCATTGGCATGGGATGATTCTGAGCCTATGACTCCTCGTAATCGCCCAAAGCTCTATATATCAGATAGATGTGACAATACAATCACCTCGCTCTTGGAGTATAGTGGGCAGAGTAGGGCAGAGCATTTCAAGGATCAGATCGATTGTATTCGGTACTTATTAGTAGCTGGTGCAGAACACATTACTAATGGCAGTCTCCAATGTACAGGAGGCGGTGGCTATTGAGTTGACGAGTCAAGCACAAACAACTACAATCTGCTACAAGCATGCATAACTCCTCTGATCCCGAACTCTTGTTCGTATCCAAGGAACCTGATATTAATTATTTGCGGGATACATACCGCGAAACTCAGTCAGACTTGGGCGAATGGATAGATCGCAGACAACGCGACTATGATGTACGCAATTGTATATGGGCGGGGAAGTCCAATGACTTTAAAAAATATTCTGCCAACCCGGAGACAGGAGAGGTATTCCCCTGGGCGGGGGCTTCGGATCAAGAGATCCGTATGGTGGATAACCAAATAAACAAGTGTGTGGCTATGTCGCTAAACGCGGTACGCCAAGCACACATCGTGGCAACTCCCGTGGAGTCGAGCGATATTGCCCGTGCAAATGTGATATCCATGTTTGTACGCTGGTTGGTTAACACCAAGATGGATGATTTCTACGATCAAGTGGAACTCGGACTGAATCATCTCTTCGAGAAGGGAATGATGGTGCATTATGTCTATTACGAGAGCCAAGACCAAAAGCAACAACAGGCGATCAAGTTAGACGAAATAGCAATGGCGTTACCGCAAATCGCTGAGGCGATACAAGACGGTTCTATGGATGAGGAGTTATCCGCCGCCATGTCCGAGCAATTTGAGGTAAGTAAGACGAAGTCCCGTGGTATGCTCAAGGAGTTACGCAAGGATGGTGAAACTACCGTGCCTGTAGTGCGTAAAGTGATTAACCGTCCACGCATTAAAGCGCTTGCTCCCGATGAAGATATCTTTTGGCCAAACTACACCATCGACCCACAGGAAGCCCCTTATGTGTTTCATGTACTAAACATGACACCTGAGCAACTTCGCTCAAAGATTGCTTCCGAGGGATGGGATGAGGAGTTTGTGGATAAAGCAATCGAGAATGCCACGATTGGCGAGAACGATGTCTATACCAATAACCTAAGTTTGGAGGACGAGATCCTCCGCGATGATGATGAAACCATCCGCATCGTGTACTGCTACCAACGCCTATTGGATGAAGACAACATCCCAGGCATTTACTGCACCGTATTTTGTAATGAAGTTCCTGACTTATATGCGAAACATACGCTCATGGATTACGCTCATGGCGGATACCCTTTTGTCGTTAGTACCTTTGAGAAAACCTCGAAAAGACTCTACGCCTCCCGCTCCATCCCGGAAGTCGGCGAAGCGTTCCAGCAAGTCGTCAAAGTCGAGACGGACGCGAGCATCGACAGGCAAAGCCTCTCCACGCTCCCGCCGCTCGAACACCCGCTCGGCCGCGCGCCGACAAAGTGGGGGCCGGGGGTAAGAGTACCTTACCGCACACCTGGGGAGATACGATTTGCGGATACTCCGCGTTTCGATGCCGGATCAGTAGAGGTTCGGCGTTTGATGCAAGAGATGTTTGATCGTTACTTCGGTAACAACGCTCCAGGAGTCGATCCTGTTGAGGGGCAGATTAAACAGCAAAACATCATCAACCGCGTACTGCACCATATGAAATATGTGATGGACCAAGTCTATGGTTTGTATCAGCAGTATGGTCCCGATGAGGAATACTTCCGCGTCACAGGCGTACAGGATATGCAGAAGTATGCGAAGGGAAGAGCGGGAGAGAGATTCGATTTTTACATGCAGTTTGATGTGGCCACCCAAGACCCTGAGCAAATGCTCGAACGGGTAAAGACGATTGGAGAGATCGCTGGCACGATGGATAAGAATGGCGTGGTGGATACCGAGCAACTCCTTGCTATGGCAATCGGTCAGGTATTACCCGGTGCGGCAGAGAAGATAATCTTACCACGGGAGACTGCATCTCAGAAAGCGATGGAGGAAGAGCGTCAAACTATCGCAGAGCTAGTGGCGGGTGTACCGCCCAATGTTCGCGAGAACGATGCCCACGAAATGAAACTCCAAGTATTTCAGCAATGGTTACAACAGCCCGATATTCAGCAGAAGGCACAGCAAGACCAAGCACTACAGGAGCGTATCCAAGGATATGTGCAACAGCGTCAGTTCGCTATTCAGCAGAAACAGAACGCACAAATCGGTAGGCTGGGAGCTATGCCCACACAATTCGGACAAACAGCTAGTGCGGCATGAGCATAACGCATCGTGGAGAAAGATTCTCAGGATACAATAAACCTAAGCGAACTCCTGGTAAGTCTAAGAAGTTTGCCGTACTCGCAAAAGAAGGGGACAAAGTTCGTCTTGTTCGTTTTGGCGACCCCAACATGGCCATTAAGAAGAACATTCCCGCACGGCGTAAATCCTTCCGAGCGCGACATAAGTGCGATGAAAAGAAGTCTAAACTAACCGCTGGTTATTGGTCATGCAAAAAATGGTAATATGAGTCTTTACAAAAACATACATGCTAAACGAAAACGCATCAAAGCGGGTTCCAAAGAACGCATGCGCAAACCCGGAAGCAAGGGTGCGCCTACCGCGAAAGCATTTAAGAAAGCCGCAAAGACAGCACGCAAGAGAAAGTGAAGCGAAAGAAGTACCACGAGGTCGATCCACAAGAAGCGATGAATGCTTTGCGTTCCTTAAAGAACGAACCCAACTTTAAGAAGTATATCGAAATCCGCGAGCAGATGCGGGAGGACACAATCCGACAATTGCAGAACCGCGATAACCTTGTAAATCCGAACCTTGTCTTTCATTTAACAGGGAAACTCGAAGCCATCGATGAGGAGTTAGACAACTTTTATAATCTATAGTTTGTTTATTCATATAGTAGTATAGCTCTTGCGGTTTGGGGGTAGGCCGCAAGGGCTTTTTTATTGCCATTGTTTACACATAGGGCTACATTTTGCTACACTAGGCACTATTGCCTTGACATCTTATGGAAACATTAACCGAAGAGGTTGTCTCGGAGTCCTCTCAAAACACCGTGGAAAGTGAAAAGCAAGGCGAGGGGAATCTCTCGATGGCAGAATTTGCCGATCAGTTACTGAAACGCAAACAGCCGGAAGAGGAATTAACTGAGCCAACCGAAGAGGTAGACGAACCCGCTGAAGAAACTGCGGAGCCTACGAATACCTTAGAGGAGGAAATCGATCAGTCCGCCGAAGAAGAAGTGGAGGAAGAAGAGGAATCTTCGCCGCCCGCAGAACCTTCGGATGTTCTTTCAAAGTTCAATATCGACCTGGATAACCTATCCGAAGAGGAGTCCCGCGATCTCGCAAAGGCGCTGAATGCATCTGCGGTCAAGCGATTCGGGAGACTAACTG